AAGTTCATATTCGATACTTCTGGTCCAACGGCCGTGCTCTACTAAAATCCATTCGCCTACTTTTACTTCTTTTTGTTCAGGACCGACTGCAAAGACCTTAGCCCATCGTGGATGAATGCCTTGCACCTTACCGTTGTCACTAGGAATGATAATACCTGAAAAAGTTTTCTGACTGTCAAAATTCATGTCCGACACAAGTACCTTGTCTCGAATAGGAACAATCTTTCCTATGACTTTCATTTTTTACCTTTATTCATAGTGGCGTTTGGATTACTTTCGTAATACGAATTAATAGTGTCTTCACGCTTCTTAACAATCCTGCCGCCTGGTCCTAATTCATCTCCACGAGCATTCATTCGCACATTGCCTACTGCTGGCATTAGTTGATTTTTTTCTAGAAGTTGGTCCATGTCAACTTCTTTGCCCTTCATTGTTCTATATACTTTACGTGTCATTTTTGACTCCTTATTTTAAAAACTCATGTATATCGAGTTTGTATTTGATACTATCTACTTTATGGATACCTATTAGGTACAGCACATAACTGGCCACACTACTGCCTCTGCCTACACCCCAAATTAGTTGATGTTCACGCATAGTGTCTACCAAGTATTTAAGGTAATACAATAGGTCCAGCATGCCATGCTGAATAAACAGTTCTAGTTCTGAACTTACTCTATCTCTTTGTTCGTCAGTTTTGCACATTCCGTAAATTTGTTGTATCAAATCCGGGCAGTAATTGTCGGGCATAAACCAATTACTTTGATTAGTTTTGTCAAATAGCTCTACAGAATCAACATCTGCAGGTTGTTGGTAAATCTTTAAAAGGGCAGTATGTTCAAAGTTTTCCTTGACGGCAGCATTGAATTGTTTAATTTCTGCGGTATCGTCAAATAAAATCTTATCAAGACTTTTGATTTTACCAGAATACAATGCCTTAAATGCATCGTCTGTGTTTAATATTAACTGTCCGTAGTTGTCAGATCTCATTTAACAAGTTTAACATATTAATCTACGTTAATCAAGTCGTCAATATTGCCATTATTCTTCTTAGTTGCACCCTGTAATGCTGCTTGATTCCGTTTGGCCATTTCTTCTCTATAGGTATTAAGCACAACAATAATTTGTGGTAATACCTGATTCATTCCTGTTCTTGCTGCAATACCGTACTTTCTAGAGAGATCTAAAATTCTTTGTTCTAGTTCTGCATCTTTTAAATCAGCAGGATTTGCCAGCAACGGGTTAAACATTAGTATATGTGCCGATAAACTTTATGAATACAGTGTCTCCTGCATCAGCAGTTGACATTTCAAATATGTGAGATACTTCTGTATTAGTTCCTAAAACGTGCGGTAATGTTAAACTTGCTTCCTTCTTTAACACATTACTACCTTGTGTAAAACTGATAGTTCCTGTTAACGTAGTTGCGTTTAAGATTTCAAACCTTACTGTTGAATATATGTTGCTATCAGATGGCCAGTTGATCACTGTTAAGGTTGCAGCACCGTCTACAGTAACTTTATGATATCCACCTAGTTGATAGTTTATTTGAGTACTTGATGATATGTCATCAATAACTGTTCCTGCAATACCTGTTGCTTTGAGCACTCCTCGATATATGCTGCCTTCGTATCCGTAGTCATTTACATCGTTTAGTTTTACAGAAGTTAATTCTAGTTGAGTTAATTCTTGGGCCGCAGATTGCAGTGCATTTTTGATGCTGGCAAAGTTATCTCGAAATCCCTGAGTATCGTTATCTACTCCTGGCACAGGATATAAAACATTGATATTGTTACTAAAATTGGTTACGGTGCTTGACATATGTTTCTCTCTAAGAACAGTAGATATTTATCCGAAGATTGTGAGGGGTGTTGCAGAATTAAAAACCTGATACAATGCTTTAGCTGAGCCACCTTGTAAGCTGCCCCAGTTAGTGTAGCCAGAACCGCCGTAATAACTTTCGTTAACTTTCCATGTGCTGCCTGTAGAAGTTGTCCAATTTAAACACTGTTGTTGAGTCATCTGTGGTCTTGCCTGTAACACATTGGCCAATACACCCACTACCTGTGGACATGCTTGACTGGTTCCGGATACGGCATTTAGATAGTAATTAGAATTTCTAGGATCCGCTACCGCAGGATATGCATATGCACTATTTGCATATGCACCCATAATATAATCTCCTGGGGCCCATATATCTACCCCGGGTCCTGTGCAGCTAAAATCTCGTTTATGTTCGGGATTAACCGCAGCAGTTGCATAGGCTGCAATTGCACCGACACAGATTACTCCATTAGTACCTGCAGGAGTTGATCCTCTATGGTAATAATAAGTAAAGCCCGTATATTCAGTCCAATAGTTGTTATAATCGAGACCACCGCTGACATCAATTTTATGACGATCGTTACCGGCAGCAGCTACTACAATAACTCCGGCATTGATACAACTTTCTATTTCAGCATTTAATGCAGGATAGAAATATCCGTGTACACCTATGCCACCTTCGGGAATTCCGATAGTTCCGTATGCCGCAGTAGTAGTTGATACGGCATAGTTAGTACTACGATATCTAATACCTGTTACTCTTGTGTAGCTATAAAAGAAACCAAAACTGCAATTAACAATAGTAGGTCTCTTGTAACCAGTTGTGGGATCTACAGACTTAGCTACATGAAATGCTCTGATAGTTTGCCAAACTTCAAAGTCATCTAACAGTCCTAATTCTCTGCCATCTGTTATATCGTATTCTGTTGCCGCACCTGAACCAACTGAACGTAGACTATAGATATTTGCACCCGGTGCCCAACCCTGTGTATTGCCTGCCGCAATGCTGGCACAGTTGCTGCCATGTCCATCGCAGTCCCCTAAGAACCCGCCTGTGGGTGCAGATGTAATAATTCCGTGCTGTGTCCAGTCGTAATCTACAACTCTGCTACCTCCAGTACCGTCTGCATTAACTGCAAATTCTGGATGGTTAGGCTCGACACCTGTATCGATAATAATTATATCAACTCCTGAACCATTTAGATTAAAAGTAAATGGACCAGTACTAGACCCAAACCCTGTTGGAAAATTAGTCACTGTGCTTAGGCATCTAATCAAACCCCAATTTTTTGAAGTCTGAAAAGGCTCAACTGATTTGTTAAAAACACCAGTTCTAATACCTGTTGTTCTTTTCTTAACGCCCATTTCAACAGGATCTCTATGAACTTCTTTGATCCTAAGATCGGACATCAGTGCCGCCGCTTCTTCGTCAGTTAGCATCACAGTAGAATTGTGCTCACTGTGCAGCATTGGGTTAATGATTTCTACGGCACGTTCTGGAATGGCTTCGTCTGAATAATCCGTAGTCAAATCTGCATGAACGCCGGGCTTGTCATTTGGATTTTCAACTACGACATAATATTTTCGTAACATTGACATTCCTTACGATATCACTGTTCTATCAGTGAATAGTCTCCAATTGGCTCCGTCATAGAAACAAGGTTGCCCACCGCCCGCAGCATCTACTACATAAAGTATTGCACCTTGTCGTGTAATTGCACCTAACGCAGATAATTGTGCAGTAGTTGCAGTAGTTAATACAAAAGGACTGTTAACAGTAATTTGTCCAGCAGCCCGTAAATTAAGATCGTTGCCTGATTGAATAGTTGCAGCAGTGCTTACTCCGGTAACAGTTAGCGTTGAGATGTAAAGAGTCTGCACAGTGTAAGTATTGCCCACTACTGTAACAGCCCCAGTTGCTCCTAGATTACCTGTTGCACCAGTTAGTCCAGTTGAGCCAGTTAGGCCTATTTGACCCGTTGCACCAGTAATACCAGTAGCACCTGTTGCCCCTCTTAGACCAGTAGCACCAGTAGAACCGTCATTGCCAGTACCAGTAGCACCGGACGAACCAATTGCACCCGTAGCACCTGTGGCACCTTGACCAGTAGCTCCTTGTGGTCCGGTTGCCCCTTGAGGGCCAGTAGCACCTGTGCTGCCCTGTGCTGCCGCAGTTCCGGGGATTCCTTGCAATCCGGTAGCACCACCCGGTCCTGTTGATCCACTTTGCCCAGTTGCACCAGTAGCACCTGCAAACGCTACAGTTCCGTCTAATCCTCTAGGACCTGTGGCACCCGGCATACCAGTTGCACCTGTGGCACCTCTAGGTAATGGGCCTGCAACCCATGCTGTTGATGTGCTGTTATAAACCCAAAGACTGCCGTTGTAAGTGTAAACTTGACCAGCTATCGGGCTTGATGGAAATTGAATTGCCATTGTGTATTCCTATATTTCTAATTACGCACCACGCATCATGCAGCCGTTAAACCATGTAATGTTTCCGCCAGCAACGGTAATATCTTTACTGCTGCCGCTAGTCTGTTGAATATAGACTTCAAAATAATCTCCAGTTCCGTTAGCATAAGCTATAGTGCTTACGCCCATGCTAAAGAAACTAGCACCTACTTCTGTGCCACTTGCATTCCAACCACGCTTATACTCTGATCCATTTTTCCAAATAACTAACATGCTTTCACCAGTACCCATAGTACCGCTTATGCGAACTGCGGCATTTAGTTGATAATAACCTGCAACAGTGGGCGTAAATCTTGAACTGGCAAAATTTCCATTAGTGTCAAAATCTTCAAGTTGGAACAACACTTTTTGTTGTGTTCCAGAAGTAATTGTCTGCGTTACTCCCGAGTCTGGATAAACTGAGAATGCAGGGCCGTTTACAGCCTGACTATTATTGACTGAAATATTTCCGCCAACATGTAAGTTTCCGCCAATGCCAGCACCACCTACAACTTGTAGAGCACCAGAGTTTGTTGAAGTTGCACTGGTAGTATTTGTAATTGTAAAGACGCTACTTAATGGATTTGCAATTGCACCTGTTGCACCAGCAGGACCAGTGGCACCTGTAAATCCTTGAAATCCTCTTGCACCAGTAAGACTAATAGACCAATCTTTAAATGTTCCCGGCCCGTTAATGGTATATGGAGCAATACCTATATTAGTGCCAGTATACCATTCAACGTAGCCGTCAATAACTGTGCTAAATGCAGTACTGGTAAATGCCACTGCACGAACACGAGTTGATGTTGTATACGCATTAGTTCCGTATGCTTTATCAACTTGAAATACAAAAGTCGAAGTACTGGTAGTTATAACTAAGGTAGTTGATGTAGAAATTAGTTGTAGGTATCCAGGTCCAGTTGATCCTGTTGGACCAGTGGCACCAGTAGATCCCCATAGACCAGTAGCACCAGTAGATCCCCATTGCCCTGTAGCCCCAGTAGACCCAAACTGTCCGGCTGCACCTGTAGCACCGGTAGAACCACTACCAGTAGCACCTGCTGGGCCAGTAGCCCCTGTTGATCCTCTAGTTCCAGTCGGTCCTGTAGCACCTGTTGCTCCAAACGCTCCGGTAGTGCCTTGAATACCTGTAGCACCTGTACTACCGAACTCACCAACGGCACCTGTAGCACCGATGAATCCAGTTGCACCAGTTGAACCTGTGGCACCCAGACCAGTTGAACCTGTTAATCCGGTTGCTCCTGTTGATCCTTGATCACCTTGCGGTCCAGTTGAACCTGAAGCACCTTGACCGGTGGCACCGTTTTGTCCCTGTGGGCCTGTAGCACCCTGTGCACCGGTTGCACCTGTAGCACCAGATCCTGTAGCACCTGCTGGACCAGTAGCACCAGTAGCACCTGTTGCTCCAATAGCACCTGTCGCTCCAGTTGCACCTGCTCCGGTTGCACCAGTTGATCCCTGAGCACCAGTAGCACCAATATTTCCTTCAGATCCTTGAGGTCCAGTAGAACCTGTGCCGCCTTGCAATCCAGTTGCACCAGTAGATCCAATTTCTCCCTGAGCACCTGTTGCTCCTTGACCTGCAAACGTTCCAGGAATGCCTTGGGGCCCAGTAGCACCTTGAGGACCAGTAGCACCTGTAGCACCTGTAGCACCTGTTGAACCAACTGGCCCAGTTGCACCTGTAGCACCTGTAGCACCAGTTGATCCAATATTTCCTGTAGCACCTGTACTACCACTACCTGTTGCCCCTTGAAGTCCAGTAGCACCGGTAGCACCAGTAGATCCAATTTCTCCCTGAGCACCTGTAGCACCTGCACCAGTAGCACCTTGAGGTCCAGTAGCACCGGTAGCACCAGTAGATCCAATACCCGTTGCTCCGGTAGCACCATCCGGTCCTGTAGAACCTCTAGCACCTTGTCCGCCGACTAATGTTATAGTCCATGCTTGGAATGTTCCTGCACCAAAGCTAGTTAACGGTCTAATAGTGAGCTGATCTCCAATAAAACTTTCAACAATGCCGTCAAAGTTTGATAAAATATCAGCGTCCGCAGTAGCCCTTACTCTAGAACTTACTGTATACGCTACAGTACTAGACGATAAATGAGTTACGAAAGTTACAGTGTTTAAACTGATAGTTGCAGTAGTTTGAGAATACAAAGGAATGAAACCAACTCCGGTTGCACCTGTGCTACCACTACCAGTTGCACCAGTTGCACCGTCTACGCCCGGCAATCCGCTTGCACCAGTAGACCCTTGACCTGCAAATGTGCCAGGAATGCCTTGGGCACCAGTTGCACCGGTTAAGCCTGTAGCACCTGGCCCGCCAGTAAATCCGGTAGCACCGGTGGCACCCTGATACCCAGTTGCACCCGTAGCACCGACTGAACCAGTTGCTCCCGTTTCTCCAACAGCACCACCAGGACTTGCTGATACCCAAACAGAACCGTTGTAAGTAAACAGTTGTCCTGTTTCTTGAGTATCAAGCCACATGTCCCCAGCCGCTGCCACCGATGGTCTTGAAGTTGAAATTACTGCGGTCAGTCTAGGACCAGTTGCACCAGTCGATCCTCTAGTGCCAGTTGCACCCCGAGCACCAGTTGCACCCATTGAAACTACATTGACTACACCTTCAACAATTTCTAAACCGTCGCCTACTATAATTGTTCCTAGAGTAGAAGTAGTTGCAGTAGTAGCAACAGTTGTTACATTTAAAAATCCTTCTTGGTCAATATTTAAACCATCGCCAATTTTAATTCCGCCAATAGTGCTAGTAGTTGCCGTTGACACATTGAATGTGACTAATTCATTATTAATGAATTCGCCTAACTGCCCTACAGTCATCTGTTTAGTTAGGTTGCCGTCAGCAACAGGCATACTAGTTGCCGTTGTTATTGAACCAATAACGGGTAGATTACTAATGGTACTCATTTAACTAAACACTCCACAATGCCTGAACCGTTTTCTAATGCAAATGCAAATGGTTGTCGGCCATTGCTAGTTGTACTGCCTTTGCCATCCATGTACGGCCAAATAGGTTCGCCTTTTAACACGTACCCTTCTACTTTAACTGGTACACGACCAGTTAACGCAATATATGTTCCGCCTTCTAATTCACTATTCATCATATATGCAGGCTTACCGGAGACTACACCGATAACATAACAGTCACTAGTTGTTACCGCGGTAACTTCTGCAATGCCACCAACTGTCATCACAGTACCGACTGAGTATTCTCGGTCTGTTAGATATTTTTCTGCCAAGTCAGCATACACTGCAACAGTAGCAGTTCCTCTAAAGAACGATCCTCTAATATCACCTAGGTCATCTCTTGCAACAATAGTAGCAGTAATATTATCTTCATATCCTTTAGCATAGTATGTAAATCCGCCTGCATAAGGCACAATTTCTAAAGCTGCGGCCTGTGCATTACTCGAACCAGTAGCACCAGTTAATCCAGTGGCACCAGTTGATCCTTGAGCACCAGTTGCACCCGATGATCCTTGAGCACCTGTGGCACCTGTGGCACCATCATATCCAGCAGGCCCAGTAGACCCCCACAAACCAGTTGATCCTGTACTTCCTGGAAGTCCGATATCTCCTTGTGGACCAGTTGCTCCCATTGATCCAGTTGCACCAGTTGCTCCGGTCGCACCTGTTGATCCTATTCCAGTAGCACCAGTAGCACCCATTACACCTTCTGCTCCAGTTGCACCTGTAGCCCCACTAGGACCAGTAGCACCGGTTATTGGACCAACACTTATTACGGAAGCATCGCTTAATGTAAATTCAATTATTGTATTGCTAGAAGTTAATGTAGCAGTGGTAATATATTTGCCTTGAGGACCAGTTGCACCAGTAGCACCAGATGCTCCTTCACTGCCTTGTAAACCGACTGCTCCGGTAGCCCCAGCCGGCCCTGTCGCACCTGTCGCACCTGTAGTTCCCGGTATACTTGGACCTTCTGAACCAGTAGCACCTGCAGGACCAGTAGCACCGGTTGCACCGGTTGCACCTGTAGTTCCTAACGGGCCAGTTGCACCTGTGCTGCCTTGTAATCCAGTAGCACCTGTTGCACCTGTTGCTCCAATGGCACCTGTTGCACCTGTAGCACCTTGTCCTGTAGCACCTGTAGCACCCGGCTCTCCTTGGTTACCAGTAGCACCTGTGGCACCAGTTGAACCAATGCCTGTAGCACCAGTTGAGCCTAACTCGCCTTGAATACCAGTTGCACCGGTAGCACCGTCACCGCCAATTGGTCCAGTTGAACCAGTAGCACCGTCTGGACCGGTAGCACCGTCTGCTCCGGTTGCACCTGTAGCACCTAATCCAGTTGATCCTTGCGGACCAGTTGCACCTGTAGCACCTCGGAGTCCGGTAGCACCAGTAGCACCAAAGTTACCTGTAGCACCTGTTGATCCTAACGGACCAGTTGCACCTGTTGTACCTAAGTCGCCAGTCGGTCCTTGAATGCCAGTAGCACCAGTTGCACCAAAATTGCCAGTAGCCCCAGTTCCGCCAACTGGTCCAGTAGCACCCGGACTGCCTATACCAGTTGCACCTGTAGTTCCTTGTCCAGTAGCACCAGTTGCACCTGCACCGCCAAATGGTGCACCTGCACTCCAGTTACCATCTCCGTTTTGTTTAATGTATAATGTTCCGGTACCTAGTTCTAAAAATGCAAAACCAAACGGACGATCATCATATTGACTTCGTTCGTCGTACGGAGTTGGCCAATACCCTACAGCATCAATAACAAATGGCTGACCAATTTCCCCTGTTGCACCTGTAGCACCTTCGCCTGTAGCACCAGTTGAACCAATTGGTCCAGTTGAACCCGTACCGCCTTGACCTGCAAATGTTCCAGCAATACCAGTAGCACCTTGGGGTCCTGTAGAACCTGTTGATCCTTGAGCACCAGTTGCACCTGTACCGCCTTGGCCGGGAATACCTTGTTGACCAGTGGAACCAGTACCGCCTTGGAATGCTGCTATTCCGGGAATACCCTGGAGACCGGTTGCACCTTGTTCACCGGTTGCACCTTGGGCACCTGTAGAACCAGTAGCACCGCTACCAGTAGCACCTGCACTACCTGTAGCACCTGCACTACCAGCAGGCCCTTGACTTCCGGTTGCACCAGTTGCACCCATAAATGCAGCAGTACCTGGGATACCTTGCGGACCAGTAGCACCAGTTCCTCCGGGATAGCCAATATCACCTTTTGGACCAGTAGATCCAGTTGAACCACCTTGCCCCGTAGCACCAGTTGATCCGCTGCCTGTGGCACCTCGTAGACCAATCGGTCCAGTGGCTCCGCTAGCACCTACCGCAGTTTCTCTACTAAAAAATGTTCCTAATGTTTCTACAGTTACATAGTATGTTTGTCTGGTAGAAGTATCCGCTACTGGTATCAGAACAGCATTGGTTAGTGTGTTTAACGGTGGTAAATTACTTATTGTGCTCATCTTTTATTCAACTAGTAGTGCGTTTCCATCAGAGTCAGTAATAATGATACCGTCTGGACCAGCCAGCACATTTAATGGTTGTACATCATCAACATTCTTAATTGGGAACTTGAGATATTTATCGCCACTGTAATCTAGTGTTTGATCAATAATTAATCTATCAACTTCGAAATCAATTAACTTAAAGTCAAATCCATTAAGCTCAATCTTTCTTTTAATTTTATAGCCTTCGCCGGGTAATGCATAACAAATTGGCATCGCTTTAATAAATCCTAAAGGTGCTCCAGTTGCCTGTTGAATAGTACTCATAAATCTAGGACGTAAATATTCGTCTACTTTAATAGTTTCGCCGTATATTTGAACGCTTTCTAGACTCTTTTGCCAGTTTTCAACGCTATTACTGTATAAATTAACCAGTCCCTGATTAATCAAGAAACTGATATTATCCGGACTTTTCCCTAATGTATTACTTTGGCTGTCAATAATGTCAACGTAGACAAAGTCGTAAACATAATTTCCTTGAGCGTCTTCTGCAGGAATTGTCTTGACATCTCCAAAATAGAATCTCTTATTGTAGAAATAATTCTGTAGCCCTAAAACGTATTCAGCTAAGTTTAATCGCTCAATGCCGTACTCTAAAGTCATTCGAATATCTTTTTGTAGCCCGAATGCTGGATCCGATGGTCGGTATAATACCTTTGGATCGAATACATCTCTATTGTTAATAAAATCTCTATAGACTTTTCTTCTATGTCGTGCCATGAACGGTCTCATGTACACGCTGCTAAACGGAGTTGGATCGTTGTCTCCAATAAGAATTGTAAACTCTTGATCAATTGTTGCCAGTCGATAGGCATTAGTAGCTTCTACTGTAAACGTATATGCACGGTCAAATGTAGTTCCGCCACCATCGATGGTAAATTCTGTAGGTTGGTAGTAATCAACTTCAGTAGTTCCACCATAAGGAATTTTCCCCACAATACTTCCGTCATTCTTAAATTCTAAACCTGCAGGTAATTCACCTTGTACAAATCTGTATTGAATTCCTAAGTCGGGTAAATTTTCATGTTGTGCTACTACTGATAGCTCACTTTGATATCCTGCTGCAATTGTTCCTACGGTAGAGGTAGTAATCCATTGTAAATCAGTGTTTACACTGCCTTGTAGTCTTAATTGAAATACTCTATCGCTTTTACTTTGATCTCCGGTCTTAGGATCAGTTTTAATCATCCTAATAGTAAATTTGTAATCTTCACTATATGCAGGTATGTACGGAATTTGTCCGTATAGGTCTCCAGACGTTTCATTTAAATTAAATCCGGGCGGCTTTTGACTCTCACTTCCAACGAATAGAATAGTATTATCTGGAATGTCGTCTCTTAGTGTAGTGTCATATACTACCGTATCGCCTACAAGTACTGGACTATGTTTAATACCAACTACACAAGTTGAAGTAGTTCCTGTCACTGAACTGATTGTATAAGTAGTATCGTATATTGCATCGGGCACATATGTGTCCAATCTAAGCAATTGTCCAACTTGAGGCAAGCTAGACAAGCTCTTTAAATGCACCTCACTCATACCAGCACGGTTATACTTAGGTAAGAAGTCTGCACTTTCCCAATCCGTTCCGTTCCACACATAGCTAACAGTTTCATCTACTACATTGTACAAATCACCGATGGTATTAACTAACGGTAACTCAGCAAACGTATCAACTACACCTCTTACAGTTACAGGTAAGCCACTTGGTCCTGTATTGTACTGAGTATCAGCAATAGCTCGTACTTCCGGATTTACACTAATATTATCCCAGATCCAATTAACTGCACCTAGTTCAGGGTGCGGATCATATGTTTGTATTCTAACAATTTGATAGTTCGCGGCACGACGAATACCCAAGTTCGCCGGACTTAGCCAAGCAGGTGCATACAAGTAACTGTCGCCTGCTTGAAAACATCTTGCATCTGCTGAAATATACCCAGTGTCTGCACGTAAGCTGTTTACATCAACAACTTGCAATTTAAATAATTTACGACTGCTATTAAAACTGTCAGTGGCAGTTACATAGAATTGATAAATTTTCTTAATGTATTTTGGACGATTAGTTTTATTTTCAATAATGAAAGCACTATCATACGGATAACGGTCATATTTTTCAGTGTCGTATCCGTTGCCTGAAACTCCAACCGGCTCTTCTTGCACAGTTATTTCATCAATAACGCCAGTTAATCTACCGTCTTCAGTTAATTTAATCCCTTTGGGTAGTTGCCCGTCTCCGTCTGCAATGTAATATCTTAGTTTCATATTTTCAAACAAGACATTAGCTACAGCAGACAATTGATAATCTACAATATGTTCGTTTACTGCAAAACACTCACCACTGGTTCCTACTGCTAGGAATCCGCTAGGAGTTACCCATACTGGATCTTGATTGCTAGTTACATCTACTGAAAACGTACGGTCAGCTACACCCTGTGCATTTTTTGCACGAACTACAAATTGACTTCTAATTGTAGAAGGCACGCTCATAGGGTTTCCAATAATAAACCCAGTTGTAGTAGTCGACGTAGCAGTAGTTACTAATTGTAAAACCATTCCGTCCGGAAGCTTCCCGCTTATAACACTGAATGTAGATCCAGTGCCTTCAACTGAAAATGGTATATTAATAGCAGTTCGTTCTGTTAACGTGCCCAGGAACCCCGCATTGGTAATCCATACTGGTGCTGTCATATTATAACCTAAACAAACTTACTTGAGCACGCCAAGAAATTACATTAGTAGCAGTTAGTCCGGAAACATTATAGGCCTGTACTCTCACTCGATTGTCATAGATTGATGTATCTACAATGTCCCAGTTGGCATTATTGGTGCTACCGTTTTCAAATAAGCTCACAATTCCTGTACCTAACACATGACTGGTAGTGCTATTCCAGGTTACCATATAGCTACTTCCGGAATCCTGTGTATCAGTAGTTTGGTTCTCTGCTAGAATATCTATGCTAGCACCTCTATATATTCTTTTATCAAATTCAAAAAGTTGCACAGCCGTAGAGTTGTCGCCCGGTAAGGTAAATGTGCCACCAAATGATTGTAGTTCAATTGCAGGCACTTCACCACTATCGCTGATAACAACAGATGACGTACTGGAACTTTGAACTTGTGAAAAGTTTTGATTAATTTTGTGGAATGCTACTCGGAGACTATCACCGTCTCCTTTGTTTGCACTTGTTCCAGTGTTGATGTATTGTAATGCCATTAAATTCTCCCTACTACAACTTCAATGACGCCAATTGTTTGACTATCATAATCTTCTAATGCTTTGCCAATTACTGAACCCATTGCAGGATTCTTTTCAGCAGTTGCAACACCCGGAGCACCACTAGAAATTAACATATCGCCTTTGCGTACTTTACCTACAACTTTACATGGAACACGACCAGTAAGTGCAATAAAGACGCCACCTTCTAGTTCGGCATTCATTTTGAACGCCGGATTAGTTGCAACCACGCCGGCGATCCTGCGGTCCATGAATTCTACCGCAGCAGTAACTTCTTTTGCACCGCCAAATACTACAACAGTACCTGGCTCATAATGTGCATCTGGCAAATATTTTTCTGCCAAGTCACCGTATTTTGCATAGTAAGCAGTGCCATAAACTGTTCCAAACAAGTTATCACTTTGACCAATGTCGCCAGTTCCGTTAGTGCCGCTCTTTGTGATGCTCGGAACAGTCGGAGTACCGGTTATGTTACCGCTAAATGTTGCAGTAACGGTCCCTGCACTAAAATTGCCACTACCGTCTCTAAAGACCAGTGTACTTGCACTATTAGAACTTGTACCGTTTGAAGTAACGGTGAATGTTTGAGTTTCTCCTGTTGTGCTACCGCTTAGACCATATCCGCTAGTTGCACCAGTAGATACATAATCTCCAGTTGTATCAGTACCTAATGCAACACTATTGTTTGATATAGTAGTCACAATGTTGATACCACCTGCACCAGAGAAACTAGCACTACCAGTAACATCACCGCTAAGTTGAATAGTTACCGCAGCATCTAAGCTCTGTGCAGTAGTTGCAGTACCTTGGAATCTGTTCGCATAGACATTAACGTATCGCTTGCCATTTTCACCAATGTCGTATGTTAAGTTAGCACTAGGTTCTAACTTTTGAGTAACTAACGTACCTACCATAGTGTCGCCACTGGTATTGATATAGTTTAGGTTAGCCCATTGTCTGTTAACAGCATCTTTATCAGCTGCTGGATCGGCCATATTAACAATACGGTTGTCGCCCATCTTGATAGTATCGAGCATTTCTAAAACGCCGCCACGATCTAAGAATCCATTACCGATTGGACTGACACCTGCGGTAGTATTGTTTCTGTTTAGGCCTAATCTACTATTAACATATGTTTGTATAGCACGTTCAGTTGGAACGCTGTTATTACTGTTGCCGCCTAACGTACCGTCTACGCTAAACACCTGTACAAGAGTCTGCCCACGTTTAAAGCTAATGCCATCAACGTTAGTTAAACTAATCGGAGCACTGATACTCACAGTACCGCGACCTTGGTCTACGCTGAAGAACTTACCAACTTTAAAGTTACCGTCTTGGTCAGTAGTGGCATAGTATACACGACCTTTTCCTACCTCTTGAGTTTCTAATGCCGAGTCTGGAGGATTGCTTGGAGGGCCGTATAAATCGTTTGGATACTTACTGTCAGCATAGCCTCCTGTACCTACGTTCAACATGTCGTGTCCGGTAACACGCATTGTAGAAATACGTACAGTAATATCACCCGGTTGATTAGATGTAATACCTGCTTTTAATGCTGTAGCCAAAACTTGATGTTGTAATGTAGCACCATCACTAACTCTCTCAACAACAATTTCTCCCCATTCATTATAAGTTTCGTCGCTGTTAATATAATCTGTAATTTTATACAAATTACCTGCATGACCAAATATATAATAGTAAGGAGTACTTGCAGTTAATCCCGCACCTATCCTTGCCTGATCATCTGCGTCAAGGTCTACAACTTTGATCCTGTTATTACCAGTTTCGCCATCTGGGTAAGCTGTTACAGTAGCTGTGGCAGATCCTCCAGTAATCGTGATATTACTAACACTGGTTCCGGCGTAGCCTGCACCCTGATTAGTTAAAATAACTTTAAAAATTTGTCCACTGCTGTTAGCCTTGCCGTAACCAACTGCCTGTGTTCCGGAGAATGTTAGGCCAGTACTGTTAGGCCATGTCCATGTTCGGTCAACTCTAATCTGTGTAGAACTAGAATTAACCCAAGTTACATAAGTTGCAGCACCGTTAGGATCAGCACCACCAGATGTTAAAGTTACACGACTACCTATCATTATAGTGCCGCTTGCACCACTGATAGTAATTAAATCAGTATCTGTTGCAGTGCCATTAACTGATGCAGTTCCTGCGGTACTTGGTGCAGGAATTGTTGCAGTATAGTTTGTGGTAGTCGAACCAAATCCAGCACCGCCGCTGGTAATTGTTAATTTGCCTAAGCCTTGTCTGTATAAACCGTTACTCTCAGTCCACGGAGTTAGGTTAATATAGTTGTAAGGAGTATCACTTTCTGCAAGTGCAGTATCTCCGCCAAGGTCTGAATATTTTAATACACGATATACGTATGTTGGATCTTCGTCTAAAGTCAATACAGTACTAGGACGGCTTAATGTTGCTGCATTTACATCTAATAATTCTTGATTGTAGTATATGCGTAACGTGGCTTTCTCACCGTTTGCAATAGCTGCCCTTAGTCCCTGTCCTTGCCCGTCATCTAATGATAGAGAATACACGGTACTATCAAATGTATCTTGTACTGCACTCTTGACATTATAAAGGACAACAGTTCCACTATGGTTAACTTCAAGTTGACTTTGTGCAATAGGTGCATAAGACAACCCAGTTACATACAAGGTTGCATCTTCAGCTTTGTTTGTGTATGTGCCTGCTGCGGTAATTGTGGCAATCTGGCTAGTAGAACGTTTGTTTCTAACTGCAATTGGAACCTCTGTTGGATCGCTCCCCTCTGACTTAAGACCATTTAGACCGTAGGAAGTAGAACCAGCAATACTACGACATTGAGCACCATTTAAAGAATAGTACGCACTATAGCAGTAGTAAGTAAACATGGAAACGTTTTCTACTAAACCGCCGTTAGTTGCAAAAATACCGTAGCCTAAGTCGTTGATCTGTGTGAAGTCGTTAGCCAACATACTTCTATTACCAGCTGTGATTAATGTGATCTCGCTTGGTAAAGGATGTGCTGCGGTAACAATGAATCCAGGTTTAACTGTGGCCACATATGCTAACCCAGTACCAAATGTTACTGCCGGATCTGAATTATAGCCGCTGCCTGCTGTTCCAATAGTAATTGCAGTAATTGTACCATTGCCGTCTACACTGGCCACTGTTGCGGCAGCACTTGTACCACCGGAACTTGGGAAATTAATAACTGTGCCAACTGCGTATCCAACACCACCGTCGATAATTTCGTAACCAGTAATTGCACCTGAACTATTTCTAGTCCAACTAATTCGAGCACCACCAATAACAATATTTGGGCAACCTTGAGTAGTTCCGAACGTGAATAATCCGTTTGTATACCCTGATCCTGGGAAGGATACAGAAACACTAGATACATTACCCGAAACTCCAATCACCGCAGTACCTGTTGCATTTAGACCACCTGCCTGTGTCGGAGCACTGAATCTTACAGGTACTGTTCCTGCGTTAGCTTTAAATCCTGTAGCAATGTTTCCTGCATTAGTAATAGTGGCAATACCACCTGGACGTAACGGATTTAAGTTTAAACTACCTGTACCGTTTGTTGGATTAAAGTTACTAACAAAGCTGACTTCGTATGTAACACCGCTATGAACAAAGAAGCAAGGCACTTGGGGACGAATATATCCTTCACCAGGCACAACACTCGGACGTCCAATGCTGCCAGTAGTCAATGCTGAATTAATTCTTACTGGATAGCCTGTTCCTGATGCAGTAGTAATGCTAGCAGGAGTCATCTTAGTATTGCCGGAGAATCCGTCAATAAACATACCACCTGCAAATACGTGCCTGTTCTTGCTCTTAGAGAAGCTAGAAGCAGTTTGAGTATATGGGGACTTGGCAAGAATTTGACCGTCTGGGTCAAGTACTTTCATGAAGCCGCCGTGTCCTTGACAACTAATATATCGATTAATTGTTGCATCGTTCATCAAGAACACATCCATTTGATCGTTATACTTGGGAGGATTAAAATCAGGATCGTTGTTGACAATGCGTGAGCAGGCCTGCACTAAGTCTGCTAAGATTAAATCAGACCCACTACTAACTAGTGTACCACCAACTGGGTCAGTGAACACTTGATCTTCGACCGCTTGATAAGAAGTAACAGGTTGTTGATTCTTAATAATTCGTTGACCAATAGTGTTAATATAGTTAATAGCCGCAACAGTCTCTGCTAGTTGGGATCCTTTAACTACTGCAACATTTCGATAGCTATCGCCTGCATTAATAGTTCTATTATTTCCACCGTTAGTTAAATCGTATGCAATTGAATCAACAATAATACCGATGTCTCTTGCACATTTATCTTCATCAAATACAAAACTAGGGTATGTAGCATTTAGGAAGCCAATACATTCTGCTTTGATAAATTCTCGGTTGTCTAGTAGAATAGAACCGGCATTATTATAACCACCACTGTTAGTCTGAGTAGTTAATGTGTTAACTGGACGACTAGCATCTCTTAGGTAATGATATCCGTATTTGAACGGTTCATATATATGCCATGCACCGTAAGCAATAGTATTGCCTACTGTATAATTGTAAGCACTCTTTTCAAAATTAACTTCGTTCTGTGCTAGAGAAACTGCAAAAGTATTGCTACTTACGGCTCGAACTTCACCTTGTGCAGAAACTGCACCGGTAGTTTTGAAAATCTTTCCAATCCAATTGGTGCTAACAACTCCTGCATCTACAGTAACAGTAACAGTTTGTGTAACTGAGTCATTATCAGTTGAGCTGATAGTAATACCTGCTGCACTTGCATAATCAGTTGCAGTGTTTAATTGTGTTACAATAATACCGTCAATTTGGGCATCTCTAAAGAAGTATGTATTAGCCCATTTAGAACTACTAATACCTGGAAGTCTTGTACCTTCTAAAGGTGCAGGTTTAATAACACTTCGGCGGAATTCATCACCACGGATAGAACAGTTTTCCGGAACCTTAATTGGGTATTGATCGTTATGCTCACCCGACTCTACCATAATAGTAGATTGATTCTTGTTCTGTTTTTGGCCCCATTGTAGCTCTTCGTTTAATTCAAAGTCGGCAGCATAGACGTGCCACTTATCATAGTCAACAACATCGCCATTTTGTAATCCGAGACCATCTCTAAACTCAACAACAATAGTGTCTCTAACGTTTTGATCGTCGTCTAGTTCTTGAATAATTCGAGAAATATATCCATAGCTTATGACACCGTAACTAGAATTAGTGATGACAAATTTGTAACCAATCCAAAAATCTGGAATGTCAATGCTGTCTGCTACGTCTAATAAGAACGCTACTTCGGTAATTTCACCACCACTGGTTACATACGCATTATAGCTGAACGGCTCTGGTTCAACTGCCATACGATATGGTTTAGCGTAATCAACTGGAGTAATATCATAGTATTCATAGCCATTCACGTCATCGAGTGTAATAGCTTCAACTAGACCTACTGCTTCACTGCTTGCACCAATGATGTAGTTTCCTGGGAAAATACTTTTATTAATAAAGGGATCTGATCCAATATTAAAACTAGCTGGATCTAGTGTTAATCTTAAGCGGATACCAAAAGAGCTAGTGTCTAGCAATGTACTAGTGGTTATGTTAGTAACAACAGGATTTGCTGTGCCGTTACTCATCGAAACAGTTTTTTGGTACGGTCCTAGTACAATTTGACTTGCTGCAATAAATTGTTCTGCTGCTTCTGCGGCACGATTAACAGTTTTAAATGCATAGGCAAAGGCCCGCCCACGTTTATAGCTAGGTAAAGAATACTGATGATCGTCACCACTTAAACTAACAAAGAAGTTTTGGCGACTTGCAAAACCACTGTTGTCAACAAGTTCGTCAACATATCCTTTGTTAACAATGTGAGTAGAACTTGTAGGACTTACTAATAATTCAACATTATCCCGAATCGTACTCATTCCGTCATATATGCTCTCACTTACACTAGTGTTATCATATCTAGTAATACCGTCACGGTTAACAAAGTTCTCATAAACCCACTTACGACTAACTGCATCCCAATCTGCATGTGGACCTGTGTTATCCATGTTAATGATACTAAATGCATTCTCACCGCTGATGTCTGCTGCTAGTGTTGGATTCTTATCACTTGATAGGCTAGATGCAGTATTAACGATCCTGATTTCAGTTGAACTTGTAACAAAGTCAATGTTAATACCTGTGCCAGCTACTAAAATTTTATTAAGAAATTTATTACCTTCTGCGTTAACTTGTAAAATAGCATTGGGTCTTAATGTGCTAGGAGCTTCCTTTAGTCTTAAAAAGCTGAATCCAGCACCAAAACCTAACAATGTATAGATGTCTGTAAAGTTAGAGTTAACTTTCTGAAAAGCTGCATAGACGCTGTCGCCTGTTCCATCGTTTGGTTCGCTACCGATATTGATAATCTGTTGATTTAGTGGCATAATTTCCTCTGTACTACACCATATTTATTCTGGTAAAATTCTGTCAAAATAACAGCAGGTAGTATTCTACAAGTATTTATTTTAAGTTACTCAAAGGGTGTTAAATGAAATTCCTGTAATAGTAAATAAAGTATCGAGTTAATACTTTTAAGGAGATATCGATGTTTAAAACAATTAAAGAATTCTTCCTAGGCAAGCCAGTTGAAACACCGGCAGCACCCAAGGTTGAAGAAACAAAGCCTGTACATGCAAATGATGTGGTACTACAACCGGTAGTTGAGGAAGTGCAACCAGTAGTAGAAGCTAAGGTTGATCCGGTTTCAGTCGCATTAGATTTAGAACCAATGGATTTTGCAACCGCTACTACTCCGGTAACTGCTAAGACGCCGCGTAAACCACGTGCTCCTAAAGCTGTGGTTGCAACTCCGGCAAAAGCCACAAAGCCTAAAGCAGAAAAAACTGCACCAAAAAAGGTAGCAGTAATTAAAGCAAAGAAGGTAAAATAAAAAAGGGCTCCGAGAGCCCTTTTTTAATTGGTTAAACTGTAATCGTACAGTGTTTTAGAAGCTAGGTTTTTAGCTTTAGACTCGCACATAATGTCAAAGTCTTTTCTAAAAGTCAATGCCCAATCATTAACAGACTTGTTCCAATAGAAGTTGCTGTGTGCTCGCATCTTCTGTTTTTTGTAGCCGTTCTCTAGCAATAATGCATGATCAGGTAACGTAATTGGACAATGCCCTATTAACACATCTTCTCGGCTGACTGAATAATGAATAACAGGACGAACGCCACGCCACGATTCAATCACACGCTGACATCTATCGTCGGTGGCTTGAATGTAGTCTCCTGTACGGATCCAGTGGTGGTGTATATCAAGTACGAGGGCACAATGTTTTGCGAGTTCGATACTTGAGTCGATTCCCCAACAGTTTTCGTCGTTTTCGATTGTGATGCAGTTTCTTGCTTCTGGGGATAACTTTCCCAATGCGTCAATGATGCCTTCGGGGCCGCGTTTACCCGAGATGTGAACATTGATTTTAAGATCTTGGAAGGTCTTACCGAATCCCATCCAGCGGGCCATATCCACATGATATTCAAACTCCTCAATTGAACGTTCTACAATGCCGGGATTTTCACTAGCCAGCACAGTAAACTGACCAGGATGAAATGACAAGCGAACGTTATTAGTGCGAGCCAAAGCACCCACTTGGGCGAAGTGCTTTTCCGCATAAGCACGAACGTCTGGTAGACGCCAAAAGTAGCTATAATCAGGTTGGGTATAGACAGGAAGTATATCACTGCTAATACGTACCATTCGGAGAGATTCATCAAGTGTGCCTACTTTTTCTACTAGTTTGCGTACAGCTTCAATGTTGCCTTTCATTAGGTCCCACAGTTTTTCTTCTGCTACCTGTTGGCTTTGACGTTTGAGCCATGCCACAGTAGTAGAACCTGTGTTGTATTGTTTAGCATCGTCTGTAGGCTTAATACCGTCAATTTGTGCAGGATTATCAATCCATTTACATGCAAACCCAATCTTACCCATTTTATTCTTTCTTAGAAAGTGAAAAACCACTGTCGTTATAATCTTTCCAAACTAGTACATCACCGTAGTCCCACCCCATTTGAGCCAATAGATCAGGAGGGAAAGGCATCATTAATTTTCCAGGATGCTCCGGATCTCCCTCTAGAGTAACAACCTGGCTAGTATCAGTCATTTACTTGTTCTTTCCAAGTTGTAAAAAAGTTTTTGATTTTTGTATCTTCATCCCAAGAAGTACCATAGTCGTTGTCTTTATCGCACAACGCCAGTGCTTCTTCCTTAGTAACAACACGATGAGACACAATTTGTTCGCCGATATGTTCTTGGCTAAATTCTTTAGCTTCGTTCATTGTTACAGTATCTAATGCCCATAGAGTTTTATCTTTACCGTACTGGTCTACACCTACTGGCACTTCAACCATATAGCGTTCACGAAATGTGCTAACACATTCAACTAGCACCCATTGAGTTGGTTCTTTCTTTTTAAGTTCCCAAGAACCGTCTTTACGATCAATCCACTCTATCGTGTCCCCTTCTTTCCATCCTGCCTTCTCTAGCAGTTCTGGAGGGAACATTAGGATAGCATCTCCTGTTGCGGGATCTTCTTCTATATTAAGTGTCCAGTGTTTCTGTTCCATGATCTATTAATTTAACGGTTAGTACACGCATAGTTTTGAAACTACGCCATTCTTGTTTGTCTGTATCAAAAACCGGAACGGTTTCTAAATCTAGCAGACGGGTTTGATGATGTTCGCGAATTGCTTCACTAGGCATCCAATCTTTATGAAGCGTACACTTCATGACTCGAAGCTCGCCACTTACTTTAGTAAACTCAACTTCACAAACACCTTGATAGAGGATGTCTTTAATAACTTGATACTGTGTTTCCACAGGGTTAGAGGTACCTGCAAAGTCAATCACATTCTCACCTTTGAAAATTTATAGTTAACGTATACAAGAGCAAAGTTAACAAGTGCCCAAATGTAGTTACCGCGAGCAATACTATCAATGCCGGCAAAAGTCAGCCATCCAATAATAAACCAAGTAATTTGATCTTGATTATAAATGTACCAATTACGAAATGAATTCCACATAAACACCTTTCTAGTAATATCTTATTGTACAGGATTTATGTAGCATTGTCAATCACCAATGTCTAATAACACCAGCAATAATGAACAAATTGGTTATCATGTACACAGATACAATTAGTGTACGAATAAGGGCAATACGATCAGCTTCTCGATCAGTATCGCCCATTTTTTCACCTAGGGCCTTGGCCCAAAGTCTCCATACTTTACGCAAATAGATCTTCATTCCATTCACGATGACCTTCACGGAATGCCATGTTACTTTGGGTTTCACGTACTTCTACACGATAACACCAAAGACGTTTGCTTTCACCGTCACCCCACATGTCTGGAATGTAAACACCATTCACATACTTGTACAGCATATCGCTCAGTGCTTCGCAACCTAATGCTGGCAGTATTGTTAGCTTTGCTAACTTACGGCGTTCCATCTCTTTATAGAATTCTAGTTCTGGATCGTCGGCACTAACTAGGGTAGTGTGATCAAATTGATCTTCTAAGATTTTTTTAAGTTCTTTTAAGCCACCGTAGTCAGCCGCCCAATTACGAACGTCTAGGTCGTTAGTTCCAAAATAGAACTTCATTGAAAAACTGTATCCGTGATTTAGGTTACAGTGACTATCGGCTCTCCATTGGCGATATGCACATGGAAAAGCATCGTGATACTCTTTTGTCGAGGTGTACTTATATTGTACGGGTTGTAGATTTGCCATCTCTAGTCTCCTTTGTAAGGTAGCAAGTTTGACGACATGCAGAATTTATAAAGCGGGGTGAAAGTCGTTAAAGACCGCTAGTAACTATTATATAGGCAGATATTTATTCTGTCAAGTGTTTAAGCTCTAATTTCACCAAAATTCTTCCAAGTGCCCGGAGTGCCAGATCTGACACAGACCCAACCAATGAAGCCCTGTGGTAGAGGATTGTCATTCCATACAATGTCTCCTTGTTGGTAAGCACCTTGTGTTGGAGGTTCAACTCCACGCATCTGTAGCTTTCCGCCAATTCGAACATTCCCACCAACTTCAAATGCTTCAGTTGGATTCTTCACGTTGATGGCCAGTTTACCGTATGCACGAATAACTGTGCTGTCACGGAGTTCATGTCCAAATGTAATATGGCCCTGTTCATCAATACTTACGCGAACTTGGTCATCTGTAATAATGTCCAGTGCCTTGGTATTCAGAGTACCGATGCGGCCACGGCCTCGATCGTCTGAATCAATAACTACTTCAACATTATTTGGATAATCGTAAACTGTAAACAATGCAGTAGGAGCATCTTGTCCTAGGCTGAATCTATTAGCAATGGGGTTGTAAAAAACAAAGTCGTTAAAGTTTACAGCACCACTTACATTTAAGTCACGGAGTGTTCCTACAGTTTTTAAACTGGAATTAACAATGCTACTGCCCAGGCTTTCGCTAGTAAGTACACTGGCACCACCAATAAGATAGTTTCTGCCTTTGGCAATTTCGATGCTTTCTGTACTAAAGAATCGATCAGGACCAGCCATCAACACCAATTGTTTATTGTAAGGGGCACCTGGCCATAACAATCCTGTACCTACGTTTGTACCGCTTTCTCCGTGTGCAAACTCTAGATATTGCTTTTCATAAATCTGATTTGTGATAATTTCTGTAGTACGAACAAATCCTGCATCTAGTACACCATAGATTTTAACATCCCCTCGGAATGTAGTGTTACCTTCGATGTTCTTTACATTCAGTGTCTGTACTGTAATTTTATCATCTTCTACAACTAACGTCTGTTTTGTAGCAAGATCTTTAATACCTGTGCTACCAAAATTGGTAATTGTTCCGCCATCAATAACATCGCCGCTAAAATCGTTTTCTACAATTAATAAGCTGCCGCGTGGAATATTTTCTAGATTACCTGCATCAAATGTCTTTACCATGGTGTTGTTCCGTAAATGTGAGAAGCCCCTAAGTGCTTTTGTGTATTTAGCACATAGGGGCTCTACAGTTTAGGAACGATTATACGGGTCTATTTTCCACTACTTGATCAGCAAGACCGTGCTGTACAGCCTCTGCGGCACTTAAAAATGTGTCAAACTTCATAGTTTCGAACATTTCTTCGTATGTTTTCCCAGCAGTATTGTGTTTGACATACAGCTGAGTCAGCCGTTCGTTTACTCGTTTAGATTCTTCAAAACTACGTTTAGCATCTTCAAATTGCAGATCTTGTACATGAACTGATCCGCTTGTGCCCCGTGTTCCTGAACTAACACGATGGATCATTGTTCGAGCCTCTGGAAGTACAAATCGTTTACCCCTGGCACCTGCTTGTGCAAGGAAAGAGCCCATAGAGCAGGCTTGTCCCATAACATAAGTGCAGACATCTGGTTTGATAAACTGCATAACATCGTAGATGCTAAGTCCAGCGGTGACTACTCCGCCAGGACTGTTAATGTAAAAATGAATGTCTTTGGCTGCATCTTGACTTTCAAGATGCAGCATCTGTGCCACAATCAAATTGGCACTATGGTCATCAACTGGACCATTTAAGAAAACAATTCGTTCGTTCAGCAGTCGACTAAAAATGTCAAATGCACGTTCTCCCGAACTTGTTTTTTCGATTACCATTGGTACTAGCATAATTTTTCCTTTGTTTATTGTAGCAGATTGTTTATTTGTTTGCAACTAAATTTTTATCTAAAAATTCTTTTGTTCGTTTTCTTGAGAGCCTGTCTGCTTCTGAATTATACTCCATGTAATATCCGTATGCAACTCTTGATGGAAAATTCATATCAAACGCATGGGTGGCATTTTTATACATGTGTGATTCATATTTCTCTATATTTGTACATAATTCTGGCGGCGTCCATGTGTCCTTATCTCCAAAATGTATCTGCACAGGAAACTGTGGTCTTGACCAATCTCTTCCTATAAAATTGAAATACTTATTGTAACAGCTCGGATAATATGCTATTGCGGCATCTACTCCGCTGACCCGATCGTTATTTGCTAGATTTAACACAGTACTGCCTCCGTGGCTAAATCCTATTACTGCTATTTTTCCAGTATGCCAAGTTTGTTTTTTAATATAATCAACTAACTTGCCAATATCGTATGCCCGTAATTCGGGATTAACTGCATATCCTCTATGACAGAGGTTAGAAAAACCTCTTGGCAAAAAAGAATCTACCATAACTCCATTGTAACCCCAACGACTAACTTGTACTAACCATTCTTTATAGGACTGATTTTGAGTGCCGTCACACCCGTGTGCAATGATAACAGTTGGCCTTGGAGTATTTTTTACTTCCTTAAAAACATACTTTTCCTCAATAGGAATTCCGTTAGTGTGATAGTTAGTGTCCTTTGTTGGATAATATGACTCAGGAACTGTAGTACATCCAACTGCCGCAGAGGCAAGACACATTATTAAAATAATATTCTTCATTTAGTTACTTTAATTTTTGTCGTACACGCATCAATTACTTGTACTACTACAGGTTTTAATCGAGGGCTAATTTCAAAACTTTCTTGAACTTCTTTACATATAGTCACACATCGATTGTTAGTTAACTCCACAGCCATGTTAATGTATTCTAGCTCTGGTCCAGTGTTTAAGTCAATGGAGTATTTCCTCCACATAACTGTTTCTACAACATTCATTTAAACACCTTTAAAATCATAATGTCCACATTCATACGCCCGTTCATAATAGTCTCGGTAGCTTTAATCTTACCAAACCAATCTGTAACTCGTCTCTGAGTGTTCTGTTCTTTAAACTCACGTAGTTGATCTGCCGGCTTACGCAGAGTTTTCTGGAAGCTCTTTTCAGTAAACTCAGCAATACTAGTACCTTTGACACTCAGCCCGGCTGATGTCTTAGCAATATAGATACCAATTTTTCGAGTCTTGCTGTTGTAAATAACTGCCGCCTGTGCTCCGATCAAGCCCGCAGCCGGCACTGACACTACACCTAGTTTATCGTCAATAGGTTTAAATTTGAGTTTTGCCACTAGCTCTTCTGCTGGCTTAACTTTCTTAGCACGTGGCTTCTTTAGAATTTTCTGTTCGGCGGCAATCTGTTCACATGCAGCCATAATCATTTCGTAGAACTCAATCAGTTTCTTAACATTCTTTCGACTGTTGTGCTTATACGCTTCACGCAACTGTTCATCGGCATTACCACTAGCCAGTTCGGCTAGTTCATCAAAGTTTCGCTGAAAATACTGTTTAATAAAACGTGAGTGGGCGGCCTTGGCACCTTTACTACGCAACAGATTAATAATCTTGATATCCTTGGGATTGAATGCTTCTGGGTCTAAGATCCAGCTGTCGATGGCGGCATCGAGTTCTTCGCTCATTGTGCCAGCAGCCTCACGCATACGATCTTGAATAGTAGGTTGTGCTACTGTAATTTTTGCAGATTTTATTTCTTTGTCATCTTCAACTTCGTCATCAGCACCTTGCTCAATTACCTTGGCAATTTCGTTTCGCAACCATTGTGCAGTGTCTCGACCTTGATTAAAGTCTTCATGAACTTCTGGCATACCACGAAGCAGGCAAGCGGCAACACTGCCCATAGTTGTACCGCAACGACTGTCCTTAGTGTCTTTAAATGCTTTGATGTCTGACTTGTCGTAGCCGTTTGCTGCCATCCAGTTGATAACTGCTGGCTTAAGATCCTTATTAGTCTTTTCCAAACGGTAGTAGGCCATAGCACCACGGAAGTGACGATTAAATTCTTCGCCAGTTAGCTCTGCGGTATTGTCCCACTTTGGGCTATAGTCACGTTTGGCATTCTCACGAATGCTTTGGCTAGTGATTTTTTCTTTTTTAACTTTGGGTTTGATCTTGATGCCTGCAACTGTTGCCATGTGTCGCTCCTTTGTGTTTCAGTATGTTATTATTATATAGCCAATTGGGGGCTTTGTCAAGAGTCGGTAATACCAGTTTTGTCCAAATATTCACTATATTTCAGCAGAAACATGGTGCGTTTTGGCTCGTTGTAAAAATCCAAGTGTATAGATTCTTTCAGGTATTTGTGTCCAAAATCTGAATCCGTTTTCCATACTGCATGTCTCCTAACAGTAAATCCTAAAACAGACTTCATCTTATCTCGAATAAGCATTACACTGGGAGGGGTATCTTTAGTCAGTTGAGAATGCAGACGGAGCCATTGCTCCAAATTTAATACAATTGGTTTGCTCATTAGAATTCATCAT